ATGTAATCGAAAAAAAGGTAACTTATATTGCTAATTTAATTAATAATGATTATTCTGGTAAAAAACCAGTAATTCTTTGTGTATTAAAAGGTTCTTTTATGTTTTTTTCCGATCTTATAAAAAAACTTAATATTGACTGTTCGGTAAGCTTTATTCAACTTAAATCATATGAAAATACGTCTTCAACAGGAGAAGTTAAAGAAATGATTGGTCTTAATGATAGTATAAAAGACAAAGATGTTATAATTATTGAAGATATTGTAGATACAGGAACCACTTATAATTTTTTATTGAATTATCTTAGTAAATATACTCCTTCTAGTTTGAAAATTGCGACGTTATTTTTCAAAAGTTCGATCTATCTTAAAAAATTTAAAAATCTACCTGATTATTTTGCATTTGATATACCTGACAAATTTATTGTAGGTTATGGATTAGACTATAATCAATTAGGTAGAAATTATAGTGAAATTTATGAATTAGTCAATGAGGAATAAATTATACGATTATCTGAAATTATATAAATAAGAGTGTTTTTATTATATAAATGTTTCCAATCTTTAAAGCACTTATAGTTATTTAGTATTACAACACATTCACATCCAATAAAATTTTCAGTATCTACTTCTGCTAGCTTGTGAAATTCACCTAATATATTAAGTTTAAAAATTAATTCATCCACTTCATTATCTTCACTGAAAATGATGATATCTTGATTGTGAACTAGTATAAATTTTAATACTTCTATTATACAACTGTTTTCAGTCTTTCTGTGCAGTTTATTCAGTAATTCTATTTTATAATTATTAGATGTTTTGGTAATATCTAACATATTATTTATCTTGTTCTCTGATTCCAAAAATCTTATCACTAATTCAAATAAATTACTATGAATATATATATTACTTAGATCGATATCAAAATACTTTTCTCTCATCATATATTGGTCCTCTTCGATAATTTTGCTATAAATAAATTCCATATAATCTTCATTTTTAACTATATTAAATAAGAATAATTTATTAAGATATTTATTTGTTTTATATTTTATGTTGGTAGTATTATTAACTTCTTCCTCTTCAAGCAGAGTAACTACTAATGTTTTTGATGATATAATATCTGAGAGTTCAGTGTTAGATAAATTTTCTAATTCAAAAGTTGTAATAATAAGATATTTTGAATTAGTGTAATCATTATCATTATCAATTGAAATATTCTTATTTTCAAGATAACTTTGTAACATAATATCTGTTTTGGACGAATAAAATGCTATAGTATTACTTTTCGTTTTTACTGATTTATTATTAGGTAAATATACGAATTCGTCGATCAATTGAGAAAATAATGTTTCTGAATTAGTTATAGTATTATTTGACCAATCAATGACTAATTTGTTTTTAGGTTTATCTCCATTAATAATATAATTTTTATATGTTTTACAAGTTATATCATAACCAATACTTTTAATATTAATGCTTATGGACTCGTTTTTCTCTAGTATAATTTTGGGAGAATAGTCAATATTTAAATTTTCATCAATATAAAACTCACAAAGTGATATATATGTATGACTATTATCCCCTAATATGAGTAAATGGTCTTCTATGATAAAAATATCTTTTACAGTTTTAATATTTATTTTGAATAATGAACTTATATTAAGTGGTTTCAAAGTTTCGGAGTCAATTGTAATTAGTTTATATAGTTTATCATTGAAATTACAAAATTCAATTTTATGAGTTATTAATGCTATATAAATATTATTGTATTTTACGAATTTAGATACAAATGTAAAATTTTTAAGATAATCAGGTGTAGTATATTCTAATATTTTTACCAAAGAATTATCTTTTATACTATTTATTACAAGTGGGTATAATTCATTTACAATAAGCACTTTACTATTTTTATGATTTAAACATGAAAAACTATTTATTTTTGAATCACTTATCGTATTATTTACACCATCGTTAGTAATAGTAAAGTTATCATCGAACTTCTTCAAATCAATACAATTAGTATCTTTCATTATTTTATAATGAGTAGTTTTGTCATATACCAAATTTTTATATTGGCTAATTTTTTTTAATATGTCATCGTTATCTTTAAAATCACCATCATTGCTTTTTGACACTTGTAATTTATTAATATAATGTAAAATTATCCTTCTATATTGCTTTGAGCAAAATTGTGAATCAATTAGCGAATTAGCGTATTTCAAACTATCTGATATGTTGTTTAATTTTACATTTACTAAAATTTTTAAATACTGTAAATGAAAGTTACTTATTTCATTATTTGTAAACATAGTTTCATTTTCTTTAACTTCTAAATCTTTTATAATATCATAACATAGAGTGTATTTCTCATTTAATAAATTAATTTTAGCTAAAAAATAGATTGCTTCTCTTTTATTTGGAATAAGTGATATACAATTATTAAAATATTCTTTGGCTTTTTTATAATTTTCGCAATGGTAAAAGCTTAGACCAAAAAAATAATTTACTAACCATTTTTCACTTTTGTCCATATCTTCATTAATATAAGTGGTAATATTACGGCCTGTTATACTATTATTAGTCTTAAGTGTTTCTGCGAAAAGGACTATTTGATTATCACGAACAAAATTATCAATATAACTTAGTAATTCCTCTCTTGTAAAATTATTAGTATTCGTAAAATTACTAAAAGTTTCATTAACTGAAATTTCATTAAATTTTAATATTTCAATATTTATATCGTTTTTAATAAGATAATATGGTAAATAAAACAACTTAAAATAACTATATTTATCATATATTTCTTTGATATAAATAGGTTTTTCGATATTCTCGAGGGTTATATCAGCAAAATTTCCATCTAATTCATAATTTGATTCAATATAAAACAACGGTAAGTCATTATCATATTCTTTTGACAAAGTAGAAATAATATTATTAGTTATTTTTATGTCTCTATGTTGAATTGAATTATTTATAAATTTTTTGAAATCAACTTCTTCATTAGTATTATTAAAAGTATAGATAATCTTAGGAAGAAGTTCTATTAATTCAAGTTTTTTAAGAAAATCAGGCAAGATTTCTAATGTAGGTTTCTTGTCATGTATTAATATACATATATTGCATTGGCGCATCTTAGTATATATTTAATTAAATACTTTAAATAATTATAAAAGTGTATATTAAATGTCTAATCCAAATATAGATAAAAGCTACGTAGGATTACGAAAAATTTATAAAGAGCTTACTGAAGCAGGTTATTATAAGCATGGTCATATAATTAAATATGATGAGATAAAAAGTGATCTAAATGCAATCAATTTATTAGTTCATAAAACATATTTGATATTAAAAAGTTCAAAATCTAAAGATCATAAAATTAAGAGTTTAGCAAGTCTTATTGATCCATATGGCAAACCTTTAGTTAATGAAGCTGTAGCTCAGATAATTATAGAAAGGCATAGTGGCAAACTGGTTGATTTTTATGATAATATTTATGATTCCGTAACTGAAATAAACCAAGACGGTGGATATAATCGTGAAAAACACTTTGAGGACAATTTGGTGGCCAGCACAGCTAATGACGCTAAAGATGCTGTTATAGATAATTTAAGCAACGCTGCGGGAAATGTAAAACATAGAGTTTTAGAACTGGGAGACGGCGTAAAAACTAAAATAACAGAGGGATTTCAAAAATCATATGTAGGTAAAAAAATTGATAAAAAATATACCGATGCCCGAGATATAGTAAAGGATGTATATAAGTCACCACTAATTACTAGATTAGAAGAATTCCTACAGATAGAAGATTTTCTTGATGTAGTTGACAAGCTACAACTTAAAATGACATTTCCTAAACTTTCTGTGGATTTAAGAATAACAACAATATTAATTAATGCTGTTAAATTTGGAATTTTAAAAGGACCTTATATTGCTTATAGAATATCAAACTATATTTTTAACTGGGTATTTTTCCCACTTTATATGTTAGAAAACGTTCCATTAGTTGGAATTTTTTTTGAAATTCCATTAGATATTACAGCGTTTATAATTGATAATTCTGATATATTCGTAACTCCTATGGTAAAAATTTTACCACTTGGTATGGATGCTGTTCTAAAAGTTGGAGGACTTGTTCCAGGAGTAGGTGCTGCTGTAAATGCTGCAAAGATTCCCTTGGCTCTGATTAGAACACCTATTGAATTTTTTTTGGAAAACGGAGCTGATGTAATAGGAATGTTTCTTAATATTGAACGCAAGCAATTTGGATTAGCTTATATAAGTGCTCTGGAAATATTTCCTGTTCTTCCTCCTTTAATGGATACAGTTATGACTAACTTATATATAATTAATAAATGGACGAGTAGAGGTGAAAGTTTTACAGAGTTTATAAGCGACGTGGCCAATGCGAGTGATATAATATCGGAACCTTACATAATGGATCCTACCGTAATTGTAAGACCTAAATATGTATGGGATGAAGTAATATATCCTAATAAAGAAGAGATCCCTGTTATTAGGTCAATTCCTTTTGATGAAATTTCGACAGTAATTACTGTTGTTAAATCTACGGCAATAGGAACTTATAATGCATTAGATTCATTTAGAAAACAATTTATTTAATAAATATATAAAGACACTAATATATATTTATTAAGATGTCAGATAAAGTAGATTATAGTAATGAATTAACGGAAATAGTAGTTGGACTAAAGGATAGTCTTGATAAATGTATTACACTGATTACAAAAATATCTGGTGAAAATAGTAATCTTAAGGAATCCAATGTCACTCTAAATACTAAACTGGATGAACTTACACAAGAGATGGCAAATTATACAAAAGTGTCATTTGTATCTAATTTAAGTAAACAAATTAGTGATAAAGACTATCAAATTGTAACTCTTAAAAAAAAATTATGTAAATTAGAAAATGACAATTCGGAGTTAGTAAAAGAAAAAGAAAAAATAAAAATAACACCAAACGATGATATACTCATTGAAGTAGGAGAAAATATGTCAGATAAATCAACTATTATTACTAAACCCGAAAGTGATGTTTCACAAGTAACGCAATTTATTGATTCATTAAATAATAAGTTAGAAACTGAAAATAAAATAGGTGAAAGACAGGATATAACTGAAGATGGTCAAAGTGATGATGAAGAAGAGGAAGTTGAAGAAGACCAAGAAAGTGATGACGAAGAAGAGGAAGTTGAAGAAGACCAAGAAAGTGACGATGCGAGTGATGGCGAGGAAGTTGAAGAAGACCAAGAAAGTGACAATGCAAGTGATGGTGAGGAAGTTGAAGAAGACCAAGAAAGTGATGACGAAGAAGAGGATGTTGAAGAAGACCAAGAAAGTGATGACGAAGAAGAGGATGTTGAAGAAGACCAAGAAAGTGACGATGCGAGTGATGGCGAGGAAGTTGAATTCGAAATTATTAAGATTAAGAAAAAACAATATTATATAAGTAATGAAGAACCACCAGGTATATATGCAATTGAAAGTGATGATGATGTGGGAGACAGAATTGGAGATTTTATTGATAATAAATTAGTAAAATCTACAGATTAACGTAACATTTGTCTTTCACAAGAAAAACATTTTGAAGGCTGGCCTAATCCAGGAAGTCCTTGTGGATTTCTTGATAATAGTTCCCTTTCACAAGAAAAGCATTTTGAAGGACCAGATAAATATTTTAATTTATCAGGAAGTTGATGTTCACAATCGAAACATTTAGATGGTTGGGCAGGAACTACACTTACAAAATTTTCAGTTTTTTTAACTGGAATTAATGTAATAAGTATTATAGCAATAGCTACAATCGTAAAAACGCATTTACTTATCTTCATATAAAATAATAAACTATTTTTTTGTTAAATTTTTTATATTATTTTAATATTAAATAATATGAATAATCAAAACAAAGAGCTTTTTAATAATAATTATACCTTTGTTAAGAATAGCGAAACATATAATCAAAAGATCTTTGATAGAAATTTTTTAAGTTCACAAATGGCTCAACAAACTTTTTCCAATCCTACATATTTTAATATTCAGCATGATGATAATCGTAAATCAGCAGAAGATGTATTTAACAAAAGATTTTCTAATTTGGATATTAATAATCCAACACAGGGTGGTAAAATGGGATATGTTGATTTTACAGATAATAAACCAGAATTAAGAAAAAAAAACGATATGAATGTTGAATTTGATGGAAATTATGGCCAATACATTGAAAAAGATGATAATATGACTGACCCCGCTTATCAAAGAAACTCAGATAGGCTCTCTAATAATAGATCTTTTTTGGAAAGAAAAAAAAATAAACGTTGATACAAAAGTAATTATTATATTGATTATCTTTTCAAAATAATACATTATATTAACAGAATTATTATTAGGATCATAAGGTTGGAATTTATAATTAATAAATATGTTTTGAACTAAACCTGTTATTAAATATGAACCTGGAATAAAAAAATATACTGAAAATGTGTTAATTATTAATGATGTAAAAAGTGCCCACACTATAAAAATCTTGTAATTATTATTAAATAAGTCTAATCTATTGTTGTAATAGTATAAACTATTGTCCATATAACAATAAGCAACCTCGTTATAAAATAAACTAATACTTAATGTATCACAAATATATAAAATAAAGTAAAGATTTCCAAAGATATTAGAAATTATTCCGCATAATAAATAGGCGCATCCATACAGTAATGATAAATAAAGATGATGTGGATTATTTTGAAGTGTATATTTTTTTTCTAATAATTTGGACAATTTTGAATTATGTAAAATAAAAATTATAGCATAACTTGGTATAAAATATAGATAAGTATATAGTAAATATGATACTGAATTAATAAAATTTATATCTGAAATTTTTATCACCGATTCAAAAATATATATAGGTAATGTATAAATAGACATTAGTAGTAATAAAGTCTGCACAAACTCTATAAGATATTCCTTAGTATATAAACATTGTAGATTATTGTAGATTAATAAATAAATAGCATCGAATATCATTTATTTATTATTTAATTACATTTATTTAAGTGATTTTACAAAGTTATTTAATACACTTTTTCCTTGTTTGGTATTAATGTTGTAAACTTTACCAGTTTTAGGATGAGTGATATATTCGTATGTAGAACCGCCACCAGCCATTGAAGATGGAACTGTGACTTTTGAATACGAACCAACATCACCTTGCCACGCAGTTATATTAGTGCTATTTCTCATACCTTTGGATGGGAAACCACTTACGCGTCCAGTTGTAGGAACCGGTGGACTGTATGACGTGTAAACATTAGGACCACATGAACCTGAACTACATCCTAATTGTAATTGGTTGTTGAATTCGGGGAATCTATTAACAAGTGTATTTTCAGATAATCCTCTACCTTGAGCTACTGAAGTAAGATTTTGTATTAGGTTTGGGGGAACTGTATTCTCAATTAAAGAACCACCACCGCCTGATTGTTCTTCGTCAGAAACATGATTAGTGTATAAATCATGAATAATCATTAAAGTTCCAAGAGGTAAAAGAGTTCCCATGGTTACATCAAGAGTAGAGATTCCTAATATTTTAAGGTAAGTTCCTACAAGAGCGTGATCTAAAATAGGAATATTGGTTGGGATAGGGTCTCCGCCACCACTTTGGTTAAGAACTTTTTGTAAATATTCTTTTCCTAAAATAAAGGCTATAGGAACAATTGTAGCGGTATTGAGTAATTTAAGAGCATTATATTTTAAATACAAGTCTAGAATTCTATTTCCAAGAATTTTTTTGGCAAAATCAGTAACACGAGTCCCCCCTATTTGTGATTTACCTTTGCCTTTTGCGGTATATATATTGCCATATTTGTTATTAACATAATTAGATACTTCAAGCATGTTATCCATATTTATTTATAATATATATAAACAATTTTATATTTTATCTATATGATAATAACTAATGAATAAAATTAATTCTTAATTACTATATTTGCTTAATATACACTATATTTGCTTAATATACACTATATTTGCTTAATATACACTATATTTGCTTGAATGTAAAATATCTGATTTAGCAAATTCCTCTTCATCATCTGGATAGATAGGTTGTGAATAAATATTAATATCGCCTTTCTCCCATTCATCATTATTCTTCTTTTCCATTTCAGTTAAATAGATAGAAAATCTACTTTCTAATTGTTTTCCGCATTCATAAATGTAATTGTTATCTGTAATAAATTTATGTTTTGCGATATTTCTATCTGATTCAATAAATGGATATTTATCGATATCAATTACAAAAGATTTTAACGCATTCAAAACTCTTTTAGAATTATCTTTAGCACTGGTATATAAATTATGAGGCTTTAAATTTCTATTTTTATACATATTATAATATTTAAAGAATCTATTAGTACATTCTAAAATGGTATTAAATTTGAGTCTATTAATATAGGTTAAACTATATAATTTATTTATGCACTCTACTATATATATATCAGCATCCAGATAAGGATACTTATATAATTGAATTTTTTTTAACTTGTCATTTTGTTTATCTAATTTTGAGAACTCTTTTGCTGTTTTATCTTTTATTAAAAAGTAGATAACAGAACCGGTCACTATTAGTGGCACCAAACTTCTTAAATTAAACACAAGTGTCTTTTGAAGGAAAATATATAAGAAAACGGTTAAGAAAAAATAATTAAAATAGTCTTTTTTGTTAAATATATAATAAATATCAGGTAACATATTTATAATAGATTAAGAAGTTATTTGAATAATATATAATGCGAATGATAATAAAATTAATGTAAAACCTATATAAATAGTTCTTTGTTTCTTGGTAAATATAGTGTATATTTTATTAATAATTTTTCCTATCCCAGAAACCCAATTATTTGTATCATCTATGTCATTAAAATGTGATTTATATTTTGATAGATTATTAATTAAATTTGTTAAATCTATCATAATGTAAATATTTGAATCTGCCCAATTACGCATAAAATCTTTAATTGACATATTTAGGGGGTCATCATTTTCCTTAATATCTTTTCTAATTTTATTGCTTTTGCTATTAAGCATTTTAATTTCTTCTTGTTCTTTTTTACTCAGTTTAGAATCAAGTACATTTTTATTAGATTGAGTGTTCATTTAATATAATACAAGAAATAGATAAAATAAAATATACAAACATAAATATCTAATTAAATTTTTTGGATTAGGTCGATATGAGCTAACATATGCCTTTTACAGCAATATCTATCTTGAATACCAATTTGTTTAAAAGCCTTTTGATATATATTGTCCTCGCTTAGGTCAATTTCAGGATCTCCACTAATAATATTTTCATTTTCAGGCTCGGTGGCGATAATTTTTAAATATTCTTCGTATTTTGAAGCCAGGACACGATTACATGTAAAGCATCTAACAGGAATGATCATCTTACTTTATATGAATAAATTAATTTTAAAATTTAATCAAATTTTTTACTTTAATTTGTAAATTAAAGATACTTAAGAATTTTGATAACATAGTATATATGAATGCAATAGGAATGTCCGTTCTAAAAAGTGTTGGAAAATGGGTTAATAAACAATGGACACAAGAAGCATCTTCAAATCAAATTTTAGAACCATTTTCAACACTATTGAAGCTTGCTATAATATCTTATAAATCAGATGGAACAAAAATAGCAATCTATAAAAATAAATTGTACATTCAAGAGCCTGGTATTACACAAGCTCCTGCCAGATATGTATATGGTAATAGTAGAGAAGAAATCCACTATTTATTGAAGCCTCTCATGAGATGCGTTAATCTTTATCCTGTGGGAACTAATCCGGTTCTTAAACAAATTTATCAGCAAGCGATAGAAGGTATTAAAAAATTAAAAGAAAGCTATAATAACGAATCTTCCACAGTTTGTTTTACATTAGATTTATATATGCAGATTCTTAATAAAACATTGTCAGAAAACTCTGTTCACGTTGATTCATTTGAAAAATCACAAAATCTGGATGATTTGACTCTTTCAACTAATACTAAAATGAATTTAGAAAAAATATTTGAAGGAATATGGACATCTAATGATATAAATCTTGTCAGCAGTATGTTTGTTACTGTTAATACCGCAGAAGATTGCAGAGACTCTTATCTTAAAGGTATTGAAAATATAATTAAGGCCAAGGAAACAATAATAGAAAGTAAAATTAACAGAGCTTCGCAAATAGTTTAAATAACAGTAGTTTTATTTAAATTATTTTAATGATTCAAAAATATTAACAGCATCTGGAATTATTTGAGTTACTTTATCTCCTATTAAAAATATAGACATATTGTCCTTTTTAAAATATTTTTTAATAGCTTTATTTACTGCTTTTCTGGTAATTAACGAATATTTAATTTTAAATAATCGTTGAATAGGAATAACGTAATCAAAATTAAAAGAGATTAGTTTTCCGTTATAATCACTTACATTTAAAGCATCTTCATTAGCCAATACTAATTTACCATCAATATATCCTTTTGCTTTTTCTAATTCACTCTCAGTTATTCCCTCGTTAATAAATTTATCCAACGATTGTCTTATAACTTTTAATGCTCCCATTTTAATTTCCCCCTTATCCTCATACTCTATTAAACGTTTTTTATCAACACTCGTTAAAATAGTAAAATGCCCAGAAGGACGATATTCAGTAGCATCAATATGTATAGTATATGTTAATCCTCTGTCTTCGCGAAGATCAGTAAATAATCTACTACTCATATTACCAGCAAGTATAACACGTGCTATATCTAAAAGGTATTTATCGTCGTTAAACATATTAGTAGTTCTAAATCCAAGACCAATATGCATTTGTTCCAGCTTTCTATTAATTGCTTTAGACCTTATCCCTAATTGTTTCACAAGAGGGTTTTTATTTGTATACAGTGTGTTTACAAATTTTGATGATTTTTTTGTAATTAGATATGAGCTTTCAATTGTTTTTTTTATAATTTCAATATCAAGATTAGAGCAAATTGAAACTACCATATTAGAAGGTTTATAAAATGTTTTATAATATTTCTTTGCCTCAGTATGGTCATATTTATTAATAATTTCAGGAGTTCCTCCAATAGAATTAGCAAGATTATTCCCTTCAAAGTATAATGAATATATTTCACTATTAAGATGTCCAGCTGTGTTATCAATTGCTCTTATTATTTCTTCATTAACTACATTTTTTTCTAACTCAAATTCTTTTTTCAAGAATAATGAATTCATTAACATATCTGCCAACGTTTTAATTATAACTTCAATATGTTCACTTGATGACTTTACTGTATAAGATGTTATATTTTTATCTGTATATGCGTTAAAATAAGCACCTATTGAATCAAATATTTTTGCTATTCCCTTAGTATCACGGATATTCGTAGTTCCTTTAAACATCATATGTTCAATCATATGTGAAATTCCGTTAAGATTAATATTTCCATTTAAACTAGTTGGTTCATTTACAGAACCTACACAACATTGTATAGATACAGCTGTTAAAGGATCTGGTCGCTTTTGATATATAAGCTTTAAACCATTGTCAAAAACGTATTCAGTAATTTTCATTTATTATATAACATGATTATTATTTAATAAAAATATATAATATATGTTTAATGACATTATTAAAAAATTTTTAAACGCTTTGCATGTTTTAATGGCATTAACCCCTATTTTAATTTTTACCCTCCCTATTAACTTAGTAAAACCATACTCTCATTGGTTATTATTTTTTTCTATTATGGTTCCTCTTCATTGGGTTTTTATTGAAAATCAATGTCTATTAACAATGATTAGTAAACAATTGGGGGACTATAAAGATAGTAAGACTAATTCTGAATTTACTGAAAATAATCTTAAGGAAGTATATTTACCAATTATGAAATTTTTTAATTGGAAGTGGGATAATGATGGTCTACAGAAAATGTCTACATTTCACTGGGTTATGAATATACTATTTGTTTGGTATTATTCTTTTTATATTACAGGTTATGTTAGTAATTAAGTAATAAAATGATATATTACTTATTTATAAAATATATAAATTAAAATTAATATTACAGCTAAAGCTCCAAATTTAGCCAAAGGTTTTTTAATAAGTATTAATGTAGTAATAATAGCTATTGATAATGAAATTATCTGCATGTAATCTCTATGATTAAGCATATTTTCAAATCCTTCAATTTTAGGACACGATTGAACTGACATATATCCGTCAACACTTTTACCTCTAAATGCTTTAAATAAATTACCAGGTGACATAGCAATGGAATCATTTTTAACCGCAGGAACAAAACCTTTTAATTTACCTATATTCACTTTAGGCATTAATGCCCCAGCAATTGGACCTCCTGCCATAGTTGCTAACATTTTAGTGTTTATCATTAGTCCAGATGTGTTATTTATATACATATATCTATCTTGAAAACATGAACCGCTCTTAGGATCAAGCGAATCGGGTATCCAAGTATGTCCCTTTTTAATACATATTCTACTTGTTTTAAGATCTTTTCTTGGACAAACTCCAACTTTAGCATAATATGATGAGGAATTTTCTCCTCTGGTGTTCTTATTAAAGAATTTATCTTTGTAAGGTTTTCTTTGGAGATTACTCATTTTTACACTGTTCCAAACTCTACAATTATTAGCATTATTACCTTGACATCCATAAATAGGAAAATCACTATGTTTATTCATTCCCCCAGCGACTGATCTTCTATTAGGATTAGGTGAGAATATCATAGCTTTAAAGAATTTTAAGAATATCTTAGTATTCTTAAATAACGCACTCCAACTACCTCTTTTCGTTGAACCAGTAGCAGCTGCTGAATAATTATTGTCCACAAAATTACCATAATCCCATTCATAGTTTTGCCAAGGATAGATTGTATCCTTAATATGAGGTATTTGTCTAAATAATTTTGTTAGTGCCGCATTGAGACATGTGGCGTCATTGTTAGCTTGTCCTTTGCATTTAGAACAGTCTTTTTTATATATGTCAAATGCTTTTCTTAAATTATTATAGGCTTTTTTTTTCGAAGGGTCATTATGAATATAGATTTCAAGATGTTTTAAACCCTTCTTAACTATATCTATAATAGGTGAATTATCACACGAATATTTAGGCATGTTATTATATAACGTTATTTTTTGATTATCTTTTTAAAAATAAATAACACATTATTAATAGTAATACCAGAACAAGACATAAGTTAGTTGATTTATTTGATTTTTGATTAGCAGAGAAACCTTCTATTCCTGATTTGGAACATTGTTGTATTTCAAAATTACCCGTCATTGATTTACCCATAGCCGCATTTAATAATTTATCTGGACTAAGAGAAGCAATATCATTAGCAATAGAAGGTATCATGCCCTGCATTTTACTTCCGTTTAAAAAGGGTTTGGGAGAATTATCAATAAACAAATATCTTGGTTGATTACATGAACCAGATTCATTTTTAACTACATTTTTATTACCTTTCATTTTTCGCATAATCTTATCTACTACATTAGGAGTCCAGGTGTAACCTCTTTTTTCACAGGCTTCTTTGGATACTAAATCACGTCTTGGGCAAGTTCCTATTTTTACGAAATAAGATGAAGAATATTT